TCTGCAGCAAGGAACTCGTCGTCCAAGCTTTCTTGCTTCTGAGATACGTAGTCAACCAGGTAGAACTTAGTGCCGCCATTAGCTACGTTGTCTGGATGCTTCGACATAAACTCAATCAGATTCGGCTGAGTTTTATTGACAAGCAATACGCCCATTCTAAAGGTGAGTGGAGTTCTTACAGGGTTGTCTGATTGCTCGTCTGAAAAAATAGAGGTCTCTCCAGCACAGTATCTCACGTTTCGGACTTTATTTAGGTCCTCGTCGTAGTAGTTGTACGTAGTGTTTCTCATCAAGTAAACAGCACCTCCAGGTCTGTTCAGTCTGTACTCGTGCAGTTGTTTTGCCTTTCCGTCGGCAGTAGGGGCTTTTCTTTGAGAGTTGCTAGGAATTACCATAGCCGCCGTCGTAGAGCCTGTAGCCTTTTTACGGCTAGTTGTTTTAGTCGCCATTGAATTAGATTTTAATTAAAGAATAGAAAGTAAAAGAGAGGGAGACCGTTTCTCCCCCTCGATTACCATTTAGATTACTTGAGCAATACGTGCTGGTTTGCAGCGCGAGTTACCAAGTTGCACTCTGAGCGGTAGTGGAACTTAGCCACGTCCTCGTCGTTGGTGTTGAATCCGAGGACTCCACCACCTTCGACCCAGTGCTCAATGTCTCTGCTGTACCCGTTCGCAGCCTTGTAGCACATCTCCAAAGCTGGAGACTTGACACCAGTGCTAGCGTCAGCAACCTGAGTCATAGGCACCATCGCGCCCTTGACGTTGCCGATACCACCCATGGTTGGGTCGTTCAACAGCTTCCAGTCGTGCTTGTGGAAAGTGTAGCCACCACGAGTAAAGGACTTAAAGCCGAGCTTTACAGCCAAGTCTTCAGAGTTGTTGAAGGCACCAAACTGAGAAGCCAAGCCTCCAGTGATAGATCCTCCAATACCCGTAGCCAAGGCATCATCAATATCCAAAGAGGCCTGTCTGTTCAAGTACATAGCGTACTCGTTCACTGCGCCCTCCTTGTCGAGCTCCAAGATGATCGCGTCGAGGTCAGCGAGAGTACCCGCGCCACCACCAACGGTTCCAAACTCGTCAGTAGTAATGCCTCTGTCCTCAACGGCAGCGAAGTATCCTTCAGACTTGTTGAAGGTTGTACCAACGGTGAGTGTGTCGGCTGCAGTAGAGCTACCGTTAGACCACAACATCATCGCTTCACGCTGGTTCATGAAGCGCTTACGAGCGTCCATCTCACCCTTAACGTACCATCTGTACTGGCCGCCGACCTTCAACCAACCGATGTTGGTGGCCTGAGAGCCATTGACGTGGAACGTGTCCTTGGTGATAATGTAGCTGTTTCTACGCTTCGTGAGTGAAGACTGGTAGAACTTACCTGGCTGGGCAGTTCCCTGACCGTACATGTTACCGATTACTGCGCACTCAGCTGCAGTTGAGATGGCTGATGCGTTGGCGTTCATAGGCACGCCAGAGAAAGTAACTGCAGCGTTAACCTCTGTAACGATGATTCTGTCGTCCCCTCTCAACAACACGTCGTTTACACGAACGATGTCCTCTGAGTTTACTATAGTGTCAACTGAATCGTCAGCTGTGATAGTGAAGGTTTGCGCAGTTCCGTCAACCAAAGCACCTGTAGAGGTGATGCTGAAAGTTCTGTGCAAGCGGCCTTCTTCGTACCACTGGACTTCATCAGAAGTACCTGCGTTTCTCACTGCATTTGTGAGATCCAAGAATCCTGTCAATCCCTGATCTCCAAAAGTTTCGATGTAAAGCTCTCTTACATCCTCCTTCGTTGGGTCGAGAAGTGATCCCAATGAAGTGTAGTTCTGCGCCCCGAGCCCGAGGCTTTTAGGACCGTAGGCTGTGCCGTTGTCCTGGTTAGTTGCTCCCATTTTATAGTTATTAGCAAGTTATTAATCAACGAAATGTGAGACGGTCATTTCCCAACGCTTGCCGAAGCTGCGCTGCGAGTGACGAATCTCCTGATTGAGAACTTCCTTGGTTCGGGCTTTTAGCACTGACGTTTGCTGCTTGGTTAACGATTCCTCGTTGACCGTCTGACATGCCTTGCTTGTAGACTGACTGTACAATCGTTTCGATATTGTCAATCACAGTGCGGTGCATGTTCAGCATATCGTAGTCCCATTTCCCATCCTCGTTCACGTAAGGATCAAAGAACTCTTCAAGGCGAGTATTCTTCTCAGCAAGCTGACCTTTGTAGTCGTTGGTCAAACCGAAGGTGAAAGACTTACCGTCTCCCAAATCGAACTCGACACCATCAAGGGCGCCAAGATCTTTCTTCATGCTTGCGACCCATTGGTCATCAAACGGAGAAGTGTCGTCGACAGACTGCTGTTGAGCCACGGGGGTCTTGTAAGACTCACGGAGACCGTTAATCTTATCCCTAGCTTCTTTAGCATCCATCTTCAACTGCAACATCGAAAGTTTCACCTCCTCCTCTGTATGCAGATTCGGGTCGAGCTTGTATTTGCTTGACAGAAGCGTATCTAAATCGTCTGAAGAAAGGTCTTGATAGTCTGAGATCATGTTGATCTTAACAGCGGTAATGTCATCCATTTCGGAGGCATTGAGTTGCTGATATCTAAACCAGTCCTGAGGGTCTCGGCCAGTCTCTTGGACGAACCGAGCGATAGCTTCTACGCGCTCATCAAGCACGCTTTCTTGTTGCTGAGTAGCCAGATCATCGAACGACCCAAGATCTCTACCCAGCTTTTCGCTTAGATATGAGAGAACTTCTGCGTCGAGGTCGACTGGCGACTCTTGTGTTTGTTGTTGGTTTTCTGTATTGTCAAATGTTTCTTCAACAGGTGCCGTTGCCTCCTGCTGTTCTGACTCCATCGCTGCATCCAGATCAATCACATCAGGCGGCGGCGGTGTAGCTGCCTCTGACTGCTGAATCTCTTCAGGTGTGACGTTCTGAACTTGCTCGTCAGAAAGAAACTCCACTGACGGAGTCTCGTTAACTTCTTGATTTTCCATGAATTAAATTTTGTGCAAATATATAATGAAATTACTACTTCTTCTTTTTGCTCTTGCCTGCGCGGATCTTGGCTGCCTCTCTCTTTCCAAATGCTGACCTTACTCTTGCCATAGCCCAAGCGTGCTGAGATGTTTTAGGTCTGTTTCCTGAGCTCATATAAGCCGCCAGTCCTCTTTTGTATACTTGCTTTTCAGCAGCATCCAGGCTGGCATAGCCCTTGCCTTTCTTTCCAACCTTTCCTCCCTTCTTGTACTTCTGTACAGAACCACCCTCTTCTAAGTAGCCCATATTATTTCGAACTTTTTCGGGGAGTTTCTTCAGACCTTCTTGATCTTCTGTAGGTTTCTTTAGTGGCTTCATATCTTATCTCTTTTAGCCATAAGCTTCTTGAGTCTAGCAGCTACAGCAGGTGGGAATCCTTTCTTCTTTCTCTTTTCTTTTGACCCTCTGTACTTCTTGTAAATAGCTGCAATCTCAGCCATCAACTTTTTTCTTTCAGAGACGTTACTCGAACCAGATGTATACTTCTTATTGAACTTTACCTTTCCTCCGCTATTCATCTTAGATATGGCATCGGCTTGACCTTTAGCAGACTCACCTTGAAGTCTTCTTCTAGTTAGATCTTCCTTTGCCATTCTAGCTTCAGAAGGAGAAAGCATATCTCCGATCCTGTCATCTATGTAAGACAGGTGAGCGGCTCTGTCTGGGCTAGTGCTTCTACCTTCGTCCGCTCTTTCAAGCTGATCTAGCAGGTAGCTTATTCTTGATTTGTTTCCTGGCATATTAAGAATGATTTACAAGTTTGAACTTTGCGTTTTTGACGGCGCCTGGGTGTGGCTTGTAGTCTCCCTTCATGAGGAAGTATCTACCACGCTCCTCCATCCAGTGATACCCATCGGGCGGTGGAACACTCATAGTTTTCGTGCTCACCTTGAGCTTGCCTCCCTTGTTGTACTTGACTGCGTTCATGTTACCACTTTACTTTGTTAGCCCACCAAGCTGCGCTCATCTTGCCACGGGCAATGTTCTTTCTGTGCCTGTCTTTGAAAGCCTTGCGCTGTTTCGCGTTCTGGTTAGTCTTGGCGCCCTGCTCTCCGAAACGAATTAGCTTGATCTTGTTGCCTTCTTTGGCGAGAACGATATGAGACTTCTTCGGGTGGCTAGGTGTCTTCTTTGCCTTGTTCACACCCTTCAGCCCATACTTCTTTAGCATGTTCTTTATTCTCTTGGAGATAGCGCTTGGACTGCTCATAACGCAAATATACAAAACAAAGAAAGGGGCTCGATGGCCCCTCTCTTTATGGTTCTTTATTGTTTTACTCCGCTGGCTCTGTAGTCACAGTAGCGCCAGGGAATGCAGCCGTCATCGCTGCGTCTACGATTTCATTGATGTCGGTCTCAGCTGGATTAGCATACGACACACTGCTGCGATGCTTGAATGCACCTCCGTTCTCAGTGGCTTCTATCACAAGCACAGCGCTGTTCCAGAGAACTTGACATGCAAGAACCTTGACTTCAGGGTTTAGCAATGTGAACTCCCCGAAGTTCTGTTCCTCTGAGATAGACCATCTCTTGGTTGTAAATGTTTGTGGCATTGAAATGAAATTTATTGTTGGTGCAAATATACGAAGCTGTTCTTACATGTCGTCAACGTCTTCAATATTTAGTAGACCAAGATCGACCATTTCGTCATAAGTCTTTTTTACCATCGAGCTAGGCTCAATAAAAGAAAAGCTGACCTTGTCGCCTACAGATACAGAATCGAGTATGGAGTTTTTTTCTGACTCCGTTATTGAAAACAAATCAAGAAATTCAGATAGATGATCCTTATCTGAAATTTTAATCTTCTCGTTTTCATTCACAATCATAACCGATCTATCTCCCTCCTCAGACACCTCAAAAAAATTGTACGAAGAGTATGGAGGGACTACAGATGGATTAACACATAAAAATAAACACCGACTAGCTAATCTCATTTTTGCTAGAGTGTTAAGGTCTGAGTTCAGAGAAGAGTCTACGTACTTTATCATGTTATTGAATAGTAAGTATCAACAGCAGATTCAATGAGGGATCTGTTTGAAGATTGATCACCATCCCAAAGAATTATTTCCTGGATATCTCCTGTAAATAAATCTGAAGCAGTAGTGCTTCTATTGCTGGATCCAACAGAAACTTCGTCAGATCCGTTTCTTAATGATCCGCTATAGCTAGTCGACCCATTACTGGCGGAATCTACAAAAGCTTCAAGGCTACTTGATAACGCTATAGTTGAAATCTGCTGCTGTGAGTTTGTTCCTGGAACGTTGCCTCGATCTTGAACTACGCTACCAGTTGTGAGAAAAGCTATAAGTCTTGCCGTTGATGCGAGCCTTATGTACTGAGCTATCCTAGAGGTGCTTCCCGCAGCAGAATCGTCTTGGCTAAGGATCTGAGCGTTGGGTACAGAGCTACCTATTGAAACTACGCTTGTTGCATAGTAAGTGCCTGCATGAAGGTCGAAGGCTGATGAAGACCTTAATCTATCCCCCCCGTCAAAAGAAGCAGCAGCCTTGCCATTGACGTTGTTCATGGACCCACTAGAGAATATAATGGGCATTGCTGAAGCTGAGCTTTGAGTTACGTTAGCGCCTGACGATGATTGATCGTACCAGGTAACTATTTTTCCATCTCCACTTCCGCAGTGCGTTGCTATGGCAGCTGTATCTAAGTACCCACCTGAAAACCCAATATCAAGATTTATTCCGTTGTCGTTTTGAACCCTTATGCAGTTGCCCGAGTACGCAGCTCTAAGCTTTCTAAAGCTATACGCTGCCGTAGTGCCAGTATAGGTATCTAGAAGAAGCGTATCAGCCGCTTCGACACCCATGACTTTCTCAATGTCTGCACTAGCAACTCCATTGGTCTTGGAGATATCACTCCAAGTAACACCGTTTATTTTACTTACACTCATAATTCAATCCAAGTGTTATCTGGATTGAAATATACGATTGCATTAGTGGGGTCTGAGACATACCCGACGACTCTAACAATATTTCCTGTTCCTGTAGGAGCGCTAGATGTAAGAAGACCTTCACTCGCAGGTGTGCCTGCAGAGGCTCTGATGTACAGAGGGTCTCCAGCACTCGCACTGGAGAAACCCCCGTTTGAGGACAGCTTAACAAATCCCTGAACAACCATATCTGTAGAGTCCGAGTTCCCTGTTGCTGACGCTACAGCAAGAAGACCCTTGGCGCTAGACTCTGAGTCAGCGTCGGCCAGGCCGAACGACCCGCCAGAGGCTGCGTAAACCAGTCCTACGGTAACGCTAACATTGCCACCGAATCTCGACATAGTCTGAGAGTTCGATCCAAAAGATCCTACGGCAGAAGTAGGAGAAGGCTTCAGTTTCCGTATCTTGTCCTGAGTTACCATCGGGACCGTCAGGATGTCGCTATCGAATGTGAAGTCAGTATCGGTCGCCAAATCTCCAGAAGAGAAGAATGGAACCTCATTACTAGAAATGGTACCTGTAGACTGCAATCCTTGTGAAGCTTCAAGAGAGATTGTTCTTGAAGCATGGTCGTATGTCAAGACGTAATTGTCAAGACCAGATGCTGCTCCTTGATCACCATCAAATTCATAATCACCTAGCAACACATTACCTGTGCCGTTGGGCTGGATTGATATGTCTCCGTTAGTCTCGGTGGTGGTGATGGAATGAGGTGTTGTTCCATCATAAACATCTAGGTCTGCCGATAGGCTAGGAGAAGGATCATCTTCTAAAAGACCTCCGCCAGACTGAGCGGCAAAACTCAAGTTTCCAGAACCGTCTGTTACAAGCACATGCCCTGCAGTACCGTCAGAAGCTGGCAGGGCAAATTCTACATCAGAGGTCATGGCTGAAGCAGCCTTCAGGCCTACGTAGTTGGCACCCTCCCAGAACCTGAGAACCCCGTCATTACCGAGTCTGGCAACCTCAACGGCAGACCCAGAAGAGTAGTCGTTAACCCTCAAGTCTCCAGCAACATCAACCACGCCTCTTACGTTGGTTACTGAAGAAGGCGAGTTCTTCCAAACAAGAACCTTTCCGTCATTGTTCGTGGCACCGTTGTGCTGAAGGAACTTGAGGGCTCCTGAAGAATTTATTCTAATAGCCTCTTTTTCGACTACTGTGTAAGCGCCTGTGTTGTCATTTCGAACGATCAAATCTCCGTTCTGCGTGTCAAACAAAAACTTATTGCCGTTTCCGCTTTTCTGAAGTGTTACTGAGTTTCCTGTATTACTCGCACCCATCTCTCCAGCTACACCGAAGTATACTTTACCAGAGTTTGCTGCGTTCAGAACTAAGTTGCCGTCGTCAATATATATGTTCTTTCCTGAGCCGCTTACATGAAGGGCTTGAGTAGGGGATGTGGTGCCGATACCAACTCTGCCGTTAGCAATGTCTATATAAGCCGTGCTTGTGGACTGGGTTACTCCGCTTGAGTTACCTGCCCAGATGTTTCCTACGGCAAGATTCGGTACGTCGTTGGTTCTGCCAATGCAAGAGACTTTAAGACCTTGAACATTGGTTCCAGCCCCGTTTGCCTTCAAGACGATTCCTACGTTTTGAATCAAGTTCCCAGAACCAGTAGGCTTTACGTTTGTGGGTAGGCCGCCTCCAACGGCTACGTAGAGGACTTGGTTTTCATCCGCCCCAGTGTACCCAGTCAGGTTCGTATTAAACGTGCCCATGATCATGCCGTCGCCGTCAGCCTGATCAGCAAGAGTTTCTTTGGCAATACCAATAGATGGCATCTTATCTGGATCACTGGCGTCAGCAATACCAACTCTTATTCTCTCACTGCTCCCAATCTCACCTTTAGAGTACAGAGGGGTGCCTGCTGGGATAGAAGCTCCCTCGTCATTCCTTATCGCAAAAGTTATCTCTGTAGCACCTTCTATTTCTTGAAGATTCTCCTTCAAAGAAATCTCTCCAGTAGCATCGTCATACGTAAGAACGTAATTATCAGTACCCTCACCTACTTCTTGGTCAACGTCGAACTCGTAGTTGCCCATGACAACGCGACCTGCTCCGTCAGGATTAATCACAATATCGGCTCCGCTACTGCTTACTATTTCGTCTCTTACTTCAAGATCTCCATTGATTTTAACGAACTCGGTATCAAACTCACCGTAGATGAGAGGCGTTCCTGTAGCTACTTGAGCGTGGCCTGCGATATAGAGTCTGTTGTTTTCGTTCTCAAGGAATTGACCTGCTTTGTACCCAATAAGGATGTTACCCGACCCTCCTTCAAGAACGTTTCCAGCTTCGTAACCAATAAGTACATTGTAGTCGTAGTTAGACCCATTGATTGTGTTTTGACCAATGCCAGCCCTGAATCCAATAGCCACGTTGTTCTCACCCTGATTGTATCTGCCCGACTCCCTACCGATAGCAACACTGTCGGTCTCTGCTCTAGCAATAAATCCGATAGCAACGGAGTCATCTCCAGCATCAGCTTGGTACCCAATCCCAATAGCCTGCCCCTCTACATCAGCCTGTTGGCCTATGCCTACAGATTGCGTTCCTGATGAAGCTGCGCTACCTACGGAAACGGAACTTTCTGTTCCCGTCGTGCTGTTCCCGATCAATGTGTTCTTGCCCTGTGTGGTCAGAGAGACGCCTGCGCCATGACCAACAAGAGTGTTTGCCGCGCCCGTCGTCAAGCTCGTTCCAGCTCTGTATCCGACCGCTATGTTACTTCCAGCGGTAGTCAGGTCTTTAAGAGCCTCATATCCTAGAGCTGTGTTTTGACCCGCTGATACAGCTGACTCCATGCTTCTGAAGCCGATAGCAGTATTAGATGAGCCGTCTGTTAGCGCATCGAGCGAGGCGAAGCCTACGGCTGTGTTTCCATTACCAGTAGTGAGAGATGAAAGAGCGAGGGACCCTACGGCTACGGTCTGAGTAAAGGTGGAGCCACCTGCACCAAACCCAGCTTGACGGCCAACAAGGACGTTGTCAGAACCCCCCGTATACTCTCCCGCGCGCCACCCTACATATACAGAGTTTGATGTTCCACTACCGTATATACCAGCTCTATATCCAACAGCGGTGTTTTTGCTGTGATTACCAATAACTAACGCGCCATAACCGACGGCTGTGTTTTCAAAACCATTGCTGGTACCTCGCAAAGCCTCTCCGCCAATAGCGGTATTCCTGTCCCCTGTAGTAACTGAAAGCAAAGCCCTCCAACCCAACGAGGTAGATTCAGAGGCCGTTGTTAATGAGCTCCAAGAATGACCTATAAGTGTGTTGTTGGCACTGTTTTCTACCTTGATGTTGCCATCTACATGCAGCGCTTCGAGCGGAGACGTGGTTCCAATACCAACTCTGCTGTTGGCAATATCCACGTAGATGGTGTCTGTAGCTGTGGCCTGGTTTGAGGAGTTGCCTGCGTACACTTGACCAACATTTAGCTGGTCGAGCGGGATGTCATCAAACCCCAATGACACAGCCTCCCACTGAACTCCAGAGTACCTAAGTACTTCGTTTGCACTTGGATTCAAAAATGAATCTACATCAATGAGTCTTTTAAGTTCGTGATCTGTAGGGGTAGCGACGCCATTAATGTTACCGATCCAAACCTTGGTGTGAGCAAGGTCAAAAGTGTTCCCATTGACTCCCGATATATCCACAGATACGGCGCCTTCAGAAGCGTCTACTTTCGTTACCACGCCGACATAGAAGGACCCGTTAGAGCCACTAGGTTCAGTGGCAGTGAGGCCTCCGCCTACATCCACGTACAATCTATCTCCAGCAGAAAAGCTAGAGGTGTCCATGTTGTATAAACCCCCAAAAACTATAACTTCTACGTCATCAGTAGCCGCAGAAACATCCCCAGCCACCAATCCAATAGGAGGGAGGGTGTCAGAGTTTGAAGCGTCACATGCCGCTAGAGCTGATCCAGACGTCAAGTAAACTGGATCTCCTTTAGATAAAGTGCCGCTGAACGTTAAGCCGCTTCTATTAAGAACAAGTATTTCAGCGTCACCCCACTCGGTGTCGTAGTCGGTGCCTGAAACTTTTTTTAATACCTGTGGTCTAGTTCCTCCTTTTGGAACCCCAACAGCGGGCAGCCCGTAATTGACTTTGACTACTGGTGTGGAATTTACAATTACCTTTGGACTACTCATACTGCAAATATACTAAAGAAGATCAGGTGGCGTCGACGTCGTCGTTTACCCTGAAGGTTCCGTACAGCAGAGTCTTGATGTATGCGCTACCACCGACGTTGTCAAAGACGTCTTCAGCAGTATCCGTCACTTGAAGGTCGTACACGTACAGACCTGGCTCGATGTCAGCAGTTGTGGCCGCTGAAGAAGTAACCGTAAGCTGAGAATTTGATGCTTCGCCATCCTCAACATCGTAGGCAAAAGTAATCGCGTTTGGAGTTGACTCGGAGTCTTCAGCTACCTTGAGAAGGTATGCGCTAGAGTTCGTGCCATCCAATGAGGGCATGGCGGTCTGAAAGTCAACCACAAGTTTGAAGCTGTCACCTCTCTTACATGTGATGTCTAGCCTAGGGGCTATATCTAGATTTACTTTGGCCATTACTGATCAATGATGTTGTTAACTATTTCTTCGGCCTGTTCTTGAGCCACATCTTTGGCATCACTCAACTCCGACCTATCTCCTTTTCTCTGTGAGATAAGCTTGCTTTGTTCGACTGCTTGCTTCTCAACACGCTCGTCTTTGCGATCCTCTTTGAGTACTTCAAGCTTCTCTTTGAACTCTTGCTCTTCGGTTCTGAATCCAAGTGTTGCCTGAGCTCTGATAAGCTCAATCTCCTTGCGGTATTGATGCTTGACTTGTTCCATCTGCATGTCAAACTGAGCCTTCATTTGCATCTTCTGAGCATCGATCTGAGCTTCCATTTGCATTTCCTGCTGTCTGGATTGAGATGCAGCGGCGGCTGATTGCTGCTGAATCTGCGCTTGCTGCTGAGAATTTTGCATTGCAATCTGCTGATTGCGAGCTATTCTTTTAGACCTCCTCACAACAAGAAGCCTCTCGGCTTGGTTGACATCTTTAAGCTGTCTTATGGCTATGGCATCCTCGATATCCAACTCCTTCTGAGACAGCGCGATCTGAATGTTCTGCTCAAGGTATTGCCGCTCAGTGTCCTCCATCTCTTTTACGATTCTCACACCGAAGTTGTACATAGGAAGATTCTCGAATGAAGAAAGCACCTCCATGTTAGATTGACCAACAGCATTAGTGTAGGCGTCGTAGATAACACTACCTACTGGCAAGACTTGCAAGCACTTGACTACGTCTGAACAAACCTTCTTGAAGAGGACGATAGATGCGTGAGTCATGTCGTAAATGGCGTTGTTGCCAGCCGCGATTGCTTGTTGCTGAACACCCACGAGAGTATCCCCTTTAGGTGTAGAAGCATCCATCATCTCGTTGATGCCCGTAGTGTCTCTTATCAATCTCAGATAGTGATTGTACAGACCAACAAACTCATTGATGTTTCGAACAGCGTTACCAATCTCTCGGATCGGTGGGTTTTGGAATCCACCCTCTGGGTTTTTACTTCTGTAGTAGAATACACCCGTCTGCTCGTAGATGTCGTGAAGCTCAAGTGGCTGAAGCTCTCCCCCCTTACCGAGCTGGACGTTCTCCAATCCCTCGATGTCAATAATGATGCCGTCAGGCTTAGCCTTGGCTACTGCCTGCTGAATCTTGAGGTGTGTAAGCTGGAGCTGGTCAGCGAAACCAATGCAGCTATTCACCATGGACTTAGGCACCATGTTGTCGATGTTCGTTGCAACGACAGAGTAAGAAAGGTTCGCTTTTGAAAGGTCATAGAGGTTTTTGGGGATGTTAGTCTTCATGCCGTAGCTGAAGAGCTTGTCGCATCCAATCACGTAGTAACCACCATACACAGTCTCGTTCTCAAGGCACTTAACCTCTCTTCTGTATACAGAATTCTTAGGAGCTTTATATCCCTCTTCCTTTGCGTAGAAACCTACGTTGCCGTACTTGCTTTCCTTCTCCTCGAAGTACATTTTGTCCACAGACAAAAACTCAAACTCAAGAACCTCCACCATGAACTCGTCATACCCGTAGTGACTCCGATTTGTTTCGGGGTCATACGTAGACTGAGACATTCTATGAGACTTGTTTTGATTCTTCGACTTTACCTTATCTGCAATCTTCTTGTAATCATCCTCAGTCAGCTGATCTCCAGCCAATCTCTTGAGTTCATGAATAGGCATTCTCTTGATGTGGCCTGCGTAGACCATATCGCCAAAAGAAGGGTCTTTTACTTCGTTGTGAACGAAATCGATTGGGTCAACGTAATCCGTTTTGATTCCATAGTTAGGATCGTTGCTTCTTTTCACTACAGCCATACCTAGATCCACAATATCCTTGACAGACCTTCTGTAAATAGAGTCGTGGAAATCATTCCACTGCAGGGTCATGTTGGTTGCTATCTGTGCAGCGATCTCAGAAGAAGACTTGATGTTGTTCCCCATAAAGATCTCAGCCTCCTCTAGAGTGTCTGGAAGAGAGTCCACCTCAGCGACATCCACTCCAGTCTTTTCTTTGATTTCGGAGAGCTGCTTTTTGGCCTTGATGAGAGCCTCCATCTTCTTGCGCTCCCTATCCTTCTCAGAGGAAGAGAGAGGGTCAACGGCCTCCAAGTTAGGGTAAGGCTCTCGGGACAAAATCTTGTTCACTACGATTCTAGCGAACTTAGGGAGGATAGGCACTGGAGTAAAGTCCAGGTTCAGGAAAGTCCCATCCCCATTGTTCGGGTCCATACCCGTAAGAAGCTGACGGTAGATCGCAGTGTCTTGCGTTCCATTAGCGTAAGCTCGATTCTTAAGGAACGTATCCCGTCTTCGCCTCATAAGTGAGTTCTCTCTATCGAGAGTACCCCATTGGTTTTCAATAGCCTTAGCGTATTGTAGACCATAAGAGAGACTTTCTTTTACCTCTTTCTTTTCAAGAGGACTGGGAAATCCTTTTTTGGTTGGTTTGTTGTCCCCGTACATTAGCGCAAATATACTAAAATTACGAGTGCCAGTGTTTTATCTTATGATGCCTAAAGAATTTCTTCTCGTTGAAGTCAGACTTGGGTTTCTCTGCTTTGACTTTTTGTGACCCAAGAAGCGCTAGACCAGAGCTAATCGTCAAGTCAAACTTGGTTCTATTTGAGATCTTGTAACCTATCCAATCCTCAAGAGTCCTGTTGAGGTACATCTTACCCAACTCCCCTGTCTCTGAGTTCTCACCTACATGATCATGAATGTAAGCCTCAATCGCTTGAGCGTGAGATTGAATTACGTCTTGGGAGTTCGACGGGATACCCTTAGTCTTGACGTTAACCTTAGAGCTGGAAGATGCTAAGTGAGCTGGTCTGTCCATTAGGTAGCCATCGTAACCTCTTGACTCAAAGTACCTTACAATGCCGTACTTGTTGTTTTCCACGAGGAGTGGATAGCCGTAGTAGAAGGCGCACATAAGAACGTCTTCGTAGAAAATGCTGGCAAGGTCAGGTCTGGAAGCATACTCAACAACAAACATGTTTGCGGGGGCGTGCATGTTGAACTTGTTGTATAAGTGTAGAGCTCCCTTGGACCCCCTGCCGTCAACAGTTTGATCGAGGTCATAAGAGTCAACACCGCCACAACCAATGTGGCTATTCCCAGGTTTTTTCTTTCCACGTTCATCTATGAATTTGTTTCTGTCTGCAGAGGCAGGCTGCCAAGCTACGTGGAACCTACCGTTAGGGTCAGGAGAGAATATAACTTCTTTGTCCTTCTCCTTCCACATGAAGTTGCCCCTGACTACAGGGTTTGGATACAAGTCGTTGTTGTGATCTATCTGCTGGTAGATCTTGCCTACATTGAACAGACTCCCCTCGATGCTATCTCTAAAGGCTTCTTCCTCTGTAAAAGGGAACTGCCTGACAACCTCGTTCAGTTCAGAAGCATCGTCCTTGAGGCTGTCTCTCTCATTCTTTAGGTATGTCTTCGACCCCTGCTCAATAGTATCACCGTCAATACCATCCACAGGACTACCAGGATCATCAATGACTGGCTCTCCGTACTTGTCAAAAAATCCTTCAAGTGCTTCATAGGCGGGCACAAAGATACGGTAAAGTCCAGTCTTAGTTCTGCCGTTTGCGTTCCTTTCGTTCGGGTTGCTATCCTCCCACAAAACTTTGTATTCACTACCTCCTTTGTCCATTGGGTTTACAGTGCTACCTACCAATGCTTTGCCTACAATCTTCTTGCCTACGATAAGGCAAGTTCTCTCGATGCGCCATGCTTCTCGTATGTCAACTGGCTTCTCCCATTTGCCTGCTTCGTCCAGGTACAGCATGTGTAGCTTCTCCCCGTCGTATGCGTTGTTCGTGGTATTCTTCCAGTTGATGATAGTATTCAGGGCGTCGCCTTTGTATGACGTCTTGTTATTCTTCGTAATTCGCTTGGATGGCTCTCGGAAAGCCAACTCCATGCGCGGGTTAGTTGTACCGTCTTGGATGGGTTTGAAAAAGAACGGGTATGATTTAAAGATCGGAACGACCTTCTTCATGAAAATGTTCTCTTGAGAATCCTTACCAGTCTTCGACTGAATCCCAAGAAGCTTGTCTTTAACCTGCGTAGCTTCGTCAACAAGAACAGAAGAACAGATATTAGTATACCCAGAACGGCGACACTTAGTATAAAGCTGACCGACACAACGGGGATCAGCTTCGCACGCAGCCATGTGGAGAAAGATTTCACGTTGGAACGCAAGATAGTACGGGGCTCCGATATCGATGTTAGACCACTGGAGGAGCATGTAGTGCCTTCCAGTAATATACGTAGGGACGCCATTGTTGTAAAACCAAACACCGTTACGCCTGCGTTCAAACTCCTTCTCGATGTAACCAGAAAACTTCTTTCTAAACTCGGGAGGGTTCTCGAACCACTCATCCATACTTCTAACCATTTGCAGCTCTTTGGGCATAGGAATGCGTCCCCACATCTGCATAGCCTTTGGCTGGTCATGGAAGAGTATTTCAGATCGCTTTGGTTTTTTCGGGAGGACAACAAGAATCCCATGGAGTTCAATAGCCTCACCTTCCGTACCGTTAGGGTCGATCTTAATCCCTTTATCTTCGTATCCATCTACGTCTACAATCACTTTTCTTTTTCTTTATCGTAATCCGATAGGATAGACAAGGTGGTTTCAAGCTCTTCGATCGCACGCTCTTTGGAAGGATCTCCTTGGTACGAATCAATAAAAGACTTGAGTGTGCTCTTTGCTTTATCTGAATCCCCGCATCTAAAGATACATCTAGCGTAGATGTCTGGGAACTTGTAGTCGTAAACGTCAAGCTCAAGTTTGGCGCTAGAAATAGAAGGGCTGATATACTGAGCAGCAAGCGTGCCCAAAGCAAGGGCGTATGGATACCTGCCTCTTAGGTACAAGTACTGCATGGCTAAGTGGATAGGTTCAATCCTTGAGTAATTGGACTCCCATGCCCTAACGCAACTGTCAATACATTCTGGCTCTGGTCGCTTCATCCCAATCTTCATCTTGGCAATCTCATACAATGAGAGGTACACCTCTTCATCATACCCCTTGTCTGGGAAAGAAGCCCTGCGCTCATAAGCCTTGATAGCTTTCTTAAGCTCACCTGCAAGCTGATACGATTGCCCGAGGTAGAACATAGACCTGTAATTGTCTGGGTTGTTTTTTAGATCCCTATTAAGTATTCTAGCGTCGTTCAGGTATTTGTCGCGCTCAGTCTTGTTTCTCTTTAGAGGCGAAGCTCTTGCAACGATGTGACCAAACTGAGGGATGTTAACCCTTAGTCCTGAGCTCACAGTGCTGCCGTCAGTGTTGGCTATGATCTCGTGAAGCACTCCCTTGAACTCCATGTCGGCGGCGGACTTCATCATACAGGCTCTACTGAACGTAACTCCTTCATTCTCAAATAGATAGTTCATGTGAATTAACTCGAACTTGTCGCTAAGGATAGAAAAGGGATCGCTTCCGTTCGGGCAGAAATTGTCGTCAGCATCCATAAACCAAATGAAATCAGCGTGATCTCTAGAAAGCTCAAGGGCGTAGTTCCTGTTGGCAGAGAAGTCTTTCCACTTATGCTCGTGCAGCTCCCCAGGAACTTCGTGCTTATCCATGATCTCCTGGATAAGCTCCTTCGTCTTGTCTGTCGAGCCAGTATCGGATATAACCCAATAGTCAATAAAAGGGATTACACTTTCAAGGCATCGTTTAATGTCCTTCTCTTCGTTCTTGACGATCATAGAAAGACAGATTGTAGGCCTGCTCATCAGTAGCTTCTTCCGAGGCTATCCATTCGACCGAGCTTGGGAGCACCCGTCTTGGGGCTCTTCAGCTCCATGTACTTGTCACACGGACATTTAATGTCGTGATATGCTCCGTCACCATCGAACTTAATAGTAACTCCGCTCTTGTTTTCCTCGTGCTTTTTCTCGCACTTGCAAATGTATTCTGCCATGATTATTTAATTTGTACCCCCGACAGGATTCGAACCTGTGACCGTTTGCTTAGAAGGCAAATGCTCTATCCAGCTGAGCTACGAGGGCATGGTCGGCGAGGCGGGGCTTGAACCCGCATGTGACCGATTACTCTTTCTACAAGGTATAAGCTTGAGGAGATACTCGCCGATTAGCTTTCATACTCACCGTTCCACATGTCCTCCCAGAACTTATATCTCTTTACGTCATCTTCGGTAATGGTCATGTTCTTCCACCAGTACTGCTTACTTTGAGAATCGCTCTGCGAATCCTCCTGAGTAGTCTTTGTCTTCTTCGATTTGGCCATTGTCTCTTAATTGTTTTACCATCTGCTCCAGCTTCTGGCGCTCAATGATGAGCTCTTTGCAGTCGATGGCTGTTTGTTTAATTGATTGTAATTCTGCTTTTCTGGCTGACCCTCCAGCTTCTGGGTCTACAGGCTTCTTGATCTCATCGATCATGTTGTCAATGGCCACTTGCATGCTGTTCATCAGTCTCTCAGCTGCGTTGACCGTCTCAAACTTCTGCGTAATCGAGGTAGTCTTGGGGGATGCGGATGTATTCCTTGCCATCAATTTTGAATCTGTAGTCAATACCTTTCTTAAATCCGACGACGTCGCCAACCTTCAAACCTAGGTCTTCCATGTCTGGACTGTCAAACGCTACACGCGCTGTCTTAGTGGGTGCTTCTTTCAGTTTCACGAGTACAATCTCGTCTTTATCCTTGTCCTCTTCCTCTGCATTTTCCAGATCTTCGAGGATCGCCCATCCGCCAAGAGGGATTACTTCGTCGGTATCTTTCTTCTTGCACGCAATCGCTTGATTAGCCACGGTGCTTTCGTCGTTCCAGCGGATGAGATAATGGTTCTCGTACCCAGTGAGCGGCTGCCCACCATTGATCACGACGTGATGATGGAAGTACAGCGTGTCGCCCTCCTCGACTCCAGTGTCGTATTTGAACGGGGTGGAGACCACAGGGCCTTCATTCACCCTGTTCTCGAACTCCTTGAACCGATTGTCGACGTACAGTTCCAGGCCACCCTTGGTGGTGACTGTGTCATTAATCGGATTGTCGATTTCCACGACAAACAGATCAAATGTTCGCATGATTAGAAATTTAAGTCGTATTCAATTATGGTAGGTATCTGGTTTATGCTCTTCCAGAGGAACGTCTCGTTCTCTTTCTCTACATACACCAAGTACCTTGTAGTTCCAAATTTATGAAGAAATTCTGTATCAAGCACGATTGCAGAGACTTTTCCGTCACCAGCTCTCATGCCTATATAGTAGGCCATCCCATTCTTAGGGTCTTGGCCTATGACGATCTTTCTTACGTATCCTTCTTCCATCACTTAATTAATTTGCCGTAGACTATCTCAAACCCGAGCCCGTAAAATGCGCTATACATCAGCGTTCGCTTTACGAATGGCTTCCACCCTTTTGTCTTGGGAGATAGACACACGGTCGTTGTCAACATTATATTTCTAGCAGCTACCGTTGCATGGTACCCGTCAGTAACTGATGCAAATATAGTACTAGATCCTGGGAAAGCTTCACCCTGAGAAGGGTCTCCATTCATGTACTTGTTTCTCCAACTTATAGATGGGTCCCAGAATTGCCTTGATGCGTTAGGGAATGTGTTCTCGAATTCATGGTAATGGAACAGCAGGTCTTGGTTAACTCCGTTGAATGCTCCCGCCACGAACATAGATAAGCATGGGAGTACCTCTTCTTTCCAAGAAACATCGCTAGGATAGTATCCTCTGTACTCAGACTCTATCTCTGCGGAGGCTAGGTTAGCCACACCGCCGATAGCCCACACTGCGCCAATAGCTTCGATAGGTCCTTCGGCATGGTTGATCATCGTGATTCCCCCAAGAGTCAGGGCTGTTCCCACCCAATACTTGTCTTCGTGTTTGTTTCCTGTGTCAAACCTTGGCTGAGCCAAAAGTATTGAGGGCACAAGAAGTAGAAGGATAGTTGATGTCTTCATCAGTTTAGAGATATGCCGAGATCTCCCAGCATGTCTCTAAGGTCGTTGTCTGTGTCGTCTTCATAGGTCTCTCTCATCAAGTCGACTATGATGTCGAGCTCTTCTGTGGAGTCCAGGTTGTAACTAAACAGCGACTTCATCTCTACTGATTCGTCTTCGGCGGATTCAATTTCATCCATGAGCCCTACAACGATCGCCGACATGATTCTATTCTCATACCCTCTCTCCTTCACTAGGTTCTCAATTTCGAGTATCTTAGTGTAAAGCTCTGAGAGGAATTCAACGTCTTCGTAGTTCATAGCTTATTTTTGTCTAAGATACAAATTATTTCATGCCCAAAACGAAAGTTCGAAAGAAGCGATTGTTCAGAGAGGTGTCGTTCCTGGACGATAGGTACGTCAACAACAACTACTTAAAACACCTTAGGTCCACCCGCACTATGTTCTGCGAGGACAACGACATCTCCTTTAGTCACCTTGAGTTCCTGCTGTGGGCGTATGACAAAGAGTTCTGGACGATTAACTACGCAGCAGACGAGTACGGGTTCAACAAGAAGAACTTCGGTAATAGGATTCTGTTTCCTCTCCAACGTGGAGGGCTCGTATACAAGCACTTCGATAAGCTAACGCCGTCAGACACACGCGAGGATCACTTGTTCCGCGAAGAGACTAAGATGAACTACAGGGTACGCTATGCTATAACGCAAAAAGCCCGCATGATCGTGCAGGCCTTTTACAGAAGACTAGAGTCTTAATCGAACATTACTTTGTACTCAACCTGTCCTTGATCATTGCGAACAGCTTGGAGAACACGACCGCGATTATGGCCATCATGGACGTAGCTAACGTGAACCCAATCAGGATTGTCTTCATCACCAAATTCCCAAATGAGCTGATCAAACTCAATGCAGTTGAGTATATAGCGGAAGATGTCACCGTTTGTCGTACCTCCGTAAACGTCTGCGTCCAGGTCGAGAGCTCTCCCCTGAATATGCTGACTACGACTTGAGCCGCCGATCGCAGTGTTGAGATCAAGCGAACGATAGCCGCTCGACACGTATATAGGAACTCCGATCCCATCCCTAAGAGGTTGAAATACATATCGAGCAATCTGCCTAAGATTTTCTGTTTCCCATTCATCTGGTGTGTTGTTTATACCGAGCCTTACTGCTGTCGTGCTTCTAGTGCATTCTCTAAGCGTCAGGTTTTCAGATAGTTGCATTTTTTTTTGAAATTTTCTTGCTGAAATGTTTGGAGGTAATTGCTTCCCTGCCTTACAATGAGATCAGCAACGAACAAATTTACAAAATTCAAATCAACAATCATGCGTAACTACATTGCAACAGCCGCCCTCCTGATCATGAGTGCAACATCGTTCTCTCAATCGCTCAACGAAATCCTTAGCGGGAAGGTTGAGGTGAGTGCAGAGGCAGCTCTTAAGCACACCGTCCTTGAAGCTATGGTTTCTGAAAACGGAACACCCGATCAAGTGGCAGTGTTTAAGGTCAACGGCATCAACAATGACTTCCCTTACTGCGGAAACGGTGTGCTGCCTATGGACCTCATGACTTACGAGGAGGCAGACTTCGAGATGTACGCCTCTTTCAGAGCTTCTTCTGATACTGTTTTCTGCCCCTTCTATGAAAAGGGCACGTACTTGATCATCTGCTTTGATGCAGATATGAACGAGCTAGGTGAAAGCTTGGTGGTTATGATGAACGACAACTTCATCAACGCTGGTCTGTCTCAAGGGTTCTACAGTGTCAACGACAATATCGTGCGATCAAATGATCCTATGCGTATCGCAAGAGACGAGCCAGAGTTCCTCTGCTTCAACTGATAAGAAAGTATCATGCAAAGAAAAAGCCCCGAGAGGGGCTTTTCTTTTTTTTACTGTTTTGGTTTTACCGTTGCCTAGAGGCTCTTGCTTGTGTAACCTGACCCGCAGCTCTTCTGCCCATTGCCTGCTCAAGAGCTTCGCGGTACTCACCCTCTTGCATTTCTGGAATGTTAAGCCCCATCTCATTCTGGAGATCTTTGAAGGTGATATCACCCAATCCATAGTTCTCTCTCATATCCATGAGTCTACGAATCTGTTGCTCTTTTGAGGGGAGCATAAACCCGTTGTCAGTTTTAGTGAATGGGATATCCATGGCCTCAAGAATGTCGGTGGCTGTTTCGCCCTCCGCTCCAGAGGTGAATTCATCTCTTAGCTGACCAAAGGGTACAACCCTCTTAGATCCGTCAGGATTTACTTCAAGAACATACGTCTGTCTAGCGTCTGGACGACCCCTTTCTACGTTCCTAGCTTGCTGCTCATCAGTATATCCTTCCATGAGGAAGTAGCCTGGGGTGTCCATTTCCTTAGGGACCCTTCCGTAGCCTGAGCTATGTATTTTCGTGTACGGATCACGCCATGGGTTTGCACGGATGTCCGTCTCCGTGATTCTGTCCTCTCCACTTCCGTAGTTAGACTTTACGAATCTCTTTTCTTTCTTAGCACTTTCATCTGGGAGAGTGACAGATGCGCTCTGCTCTCCGTAGATCATTCCTCCGTTGCGGTACTTCATGGTGCCGCCTTCTCCGTAAGAAGGGGCCTCCTTGTCCTTAAGCCTTCCCCCGAGCGCCATCATCAAGCCACTGGGCATATTTTTTCTTTGGGGTCTCATGATGCAAAGTTAATCAAAAAGAATTTTGTTTAGATACCCCTGCGTTTCATCAGGGAGATACTCCATAAACAGCCTCGGATCACCGTATATATCTACCCCATCAGCCTTAGCTTTATTTAGAGCTGTGAGTACGGTTCCCTCCCCAGCGTTGTAGCTGGCATAGATGCGCGATAGTCTGTTCGCTTCGGATATTTCTTGAGGGGGACTACTGATGAACTTAAGCTTAGACAGGGCTTCGATCTTGGCATCCCGCATCAACCGACTATCCAGAGGATTAAATGGATCAAGACCCTTGGGGATGAACCCCCTGTCTTCGAGGTCCTTCTGAGTTCCTGGCATGATCTGCCATCTACCTCTTGCACCAGCAGGAGACACTGCTTTGTTTGGATCTCTTTCTCCACCTGTCTCCGCCATCATCTGCCTGTAGATCCTCTTAGCAGAATCCGTCTCGTATTCTACTTCTTGAACAGCGTACTCAGGATCGTCTACGTAGAACGTCTCTCCGTCAGGACCCTCTACTGCGATCTTCTTAATTGGTTTGGTTGGACCCTGGGGGGTCGTCTTTAGCATCCTCATGACACAAATATACTAAGCGCAGTCCTCGCGCCTATTCAGCAATATAGTAACAGCTTGAAATGTTCTTACATTTCCTAAGACCGCCTAGGAGCTTTTCACTTATTTACTTAAGAAGCTTCTCTTTCTCGTTTGCTTCGAGGCGAAGTTACAGCAGATTTCTGACTTATGAATCAGCTAGAGCATTAGGTTAAGTAAACGAGTCTAACTTACTGTCATAGAACAGCTTGTATGCTTCTACATGAAGCGAGTGTGAGCCGATCGAGGGCGAACCCGCTTTGAAATTTGAGGGTGTAATACAGATCCTGGGGATTATACGTACCTATATACGCTACGCACGTGACACCTAAACGCATTACGCAACCCCGTGGGTACGATACACGTCACGTTTTGCGCATACATTCTAGCTTTTCGTAACTGACTGGTGCCGAGCAGGTTACGTGGACTCAGTTGGAGCAGCGGTACAGCCGAAGTTTCCATCGGTTACAAACCTCTACGGGACAATCCCCCTACCCCCTTACGGCCTAACCGCAAACCCCTCCGCCATGACGCCACACTGCACCACGTCACACTGCATCACGACACGCTGGACGGCTCTGTGCATTACGCGCATACACGAATTCTTCGCGGGTGTTTTACTGAAAGTAAAATCGCGCATGGAATTGGTTGCCGAAAAACTTGTGGCAACGAACCTCCTGAATTAGCTTTGTACCGACCTCGACACTCGGTCTTGGTCGTCAAACTTCAAATCTTCATCTACGATGAACAATCAAACCAATCGTGTAGAACTGCTGAAAGCAGTTAAGTCAGCAGTGAACGCTGCATCTTTCTCAACGACCGAAGGTCGAGTCAAGGAGGCTAAGGCCGCAGTCCGTGACCTGATGGCGTACTTGGACTCTTTGGAGTCCACCAAGAAGAACGCTTCGAAGAAGCGTAAGCGGAAGCAAAAGAGTGGCAAAGCCACCACAGCTACTAAAGTAGCTGACAAGCAAGAAAAGGCCTTCCACGGCAAGGCAGACACACCTGTCACACCATCCACACAGAAGCCAAAGGCTTCCGTCGAATCGGCTCGAAAGTCGGCTCAGGACGTGTCACGTCACACAGGGGCTGAAAGCCGAGCCATGAGGAAAGCCGAGGCAGTGAAGGAAGCTGTTGCTTCCCCTGCTCAGGTGACGTCAGACGATCGTGTAGCTTCCTTGGAAGCTAAGTTGGAGCAGTTGACTGCTACCTTGGCCGTCATGATGGCGTCAGATGTGACACCCACGGCAAACGAAGTTTGCTTCTCTGACTTGCCATTCGACCCAACCCACTAACCCATGAGTGGGGGAGTATATACACCTTCTGAGTTTACGAAGAAGGTGATATACGACCCCTCTCTCTAACTCGAAATTCAAACTTCAATTCAACCATCATGTCAAACGTTTCAGACATCATCGATTGCGTCATCGCTTCAGGTTACATGACAAGTGTAGACGTCTACAGGACGTTAGGTGACGACCCCTCTGCAAAGGATTACATCCTCAAATACCACCTCGACGAAGAACTCGAAGCCCACTTGGGTATGTGACACCACAGGTACACTGATGAGTCCTCAATGGACGAAACACCCTTCGGGGTGTCTGTATCAAACTTCAAATTCATTTCCAATGAAAAATTCAGATGTTCAGGCGAGAATCGCCAAGTTGCAAGCCATGGTGGACATGTACAACGTGTTCGGGGCTGATGCCTACTACAACTCAGAGGAGTTCACAAGTATGTCATGTGACATGCAGATGATGGTCACACAAGAAATCGAAGATTTGTCATGACCTACCGAATGATTCACTACCGAGGGTTCGACCGCGACGATTGGGATGCGGTCACCTTCGAGGCGTCAAGTGACAAGGACGCCAAGGAACGAGCGCTTGACCTTTGCCCTGATGGGCATCGGGTCAAGTCCGTCAAGCAGGTACTCTGATGAGGCTTCAATAGCCGAAACACCTTTGGTGTCAGTATCAATTTTCAAACTTCAATTTGCTATGCAAGATTTCATTGCAACCTTCGGTGTTCCCTTCCTGATGTACGCTCAAATGTCACTGGCGTGGGGAATCGTGTTGACTGGCATCGGCCAGTTCATCTCTTACTTGTTGGACGTGGCGGAAGCCAAAACGCAAGTACGATGAGCGACAACCCATTCAACGGCATGAGCCACAAGGAACTCGTGATGTCATACCTCATCTTCTCCGTCATGGAGGACGAGGAGGCCATTCACATGGTGTCAGATGCGTTTGACGCTGATGTGTACATCGACCTCCGAGAGTTCGGCATCTCGACAACGGACTTCCAATAATAGAGGTGAGTATATATACCTTCTGAGTTTACGAAGAAGGTAATATACGAACCCTCTCAAACTTCAAACTTCAAATCTACCAAT